ACTTCTTTATCTGCGGCAATAGGAATACAATCCCATATCCATGATTTGTGTAGATTGTTATTTGTATCTTCTAATACAATGTAATTTGTTCCTCGTCTTACTACTTTTCCTTTTACATCTAAATTGACGTTATGTACTTGTTCGCCAATGTTGAATATCATCTCTCTAATATATAAATCTCTTACTTGTTGTGTTTCAAATTGTTGTAATGTTTTAAGCATTTCTGTTGGTTCATATTCTGCGGCCAAACTAATCGATAATCCCATGCCTTTTCTAACATCAAAGAATAATTCGTTTTTTTGTTTTTCTGTTAAATTGCCTGGTATTCCTCTTTTAAAGTTTTTTAAATCTCCTCTTTTTACATATTCTCTCAATTTACTTGCACTCATTCCTGTTACGCCTTCTTCATCTGGGTCTCTTTCTCCAGCAGATACTACATTTATCTTTTCAAAGTTATAAAACCCATGTCTGTTTCTTTCACCATTATATTTGTTTAATATAGTATCAAATTCTCTTACTCTATCACTACCTACTACCATAGTTACGTTTGTATAACCCATACTATAAATTTTTGCTGCTAATTCCAATACCATATTTGTAGGTATTACCATTATATGACTAGCATAAGGTTTGAATATTGTTTGCATCCATTTTAATTTATCTGATGGTGATAATGGATTTTTAACTGCGTCTTGCGATCTACTTAAAAATATTTTATAGTCTGAACCTAAACTTGCAACCTTTTGTAATAGTTTTTCATGGCCTATTGTTGGTGGATTAAATCTACCAAAAGTAAATGCAATAGATTTATTTACGCTTTCTGTTATAGGTTCCATGCCTAATTTTTTTCTGTAAACATTTAATTTTTTTATAATTTCTTTTTGTATTATAGAACCAGGCATAGCCTTCATTGCTTTACCTGTTAGTTTATACATCATTACTGTATCATCTTCTTTATCTTCGGTTTGTATAGAACGTATTTCTGCGTCTGTAATTTTACCATCATTTAATATATCTTTTAATTGGTGGTATAATCTTAGATAATGATATTTTTCTAACATCTTATAGATAACATTTTTAGGTAATAAATTTTTTTTACCAAATGTTCTTATTTCTTCTGGTGTCATATCAGTAGCAAAAGCATCTCGTCTTTGTTGCACTACTTCATCACCTATAGAAATTAAATGTTTAATATCATCTTCTATTTTAGATATCTTATCGTTTATAATTTCTTGTAAATTTAAAACATCATCAGGATTTAATTCTTTTAATTCTTTATAATCAATAATATCTCTTTTTAATTCTCCTTCTATAACATCTATCTCTTTTACTTTTCTTTCAAAATCTGCAGCATATCTTTCAGCATCAAATTTAAATTCTTTTGGTTTTCTTATCCAAGTATTATTTTTAATATCAAATACACCATCAGCCATTTTATCATTTGTTTCCTTTACGTTAGGGTCTGTAATAATATAATAGTTAATTGGATGTTTAGTTCCTGGAATTAATTTTCCGTTAATGCCTCTTAATTGATGAGATAACATTAATCTAACTGCTTCTCTATCTGCTGGTGCAATGTCAAATAAAACGTTTACATCTAAGTCTGCATCATCTCTATAATTTTTTGTAATAATAGAACCAACTAAACTATATCTTTTAATTGGATAAAGTTTTTCAAATTCTTTTAATTGAGAATTAATAATATTTAATACAGATTGTTTTAATTTTGGATTTTCCGTATCTGCATTATCAAATATATCTTTAGCATATGTGCGTCTAGGTATATCTATAATTGCTTCTTTAATTAATTTAAGCATTTGACCTTTTTGCTATTCTTTCTTTTGCCATCCAACGTTTTGCAATATAACTTTTAATTGGCGAATTTAACATTTTTCGTACAGCAGAATTTACTTTATTCATAGTTAATGTAACTAATTCTTGTTCTGATTTACTATTATCTACAATAATAAAATTAGTTAATCCAAAAAGACTTTGAAATTTTCCAATATTATTTTGTACTGTTTGCCAAGACTGTGTTGTAATATATTCTGGAACAACTCTAGCTCTATTTTTGTTTCTTTCTAATGCAACATCTAAACTTGTATTTACAAATACCATATAACAATCATACCCTAATTCTTTTAATAATCCTGCTTGACTTTGTATTGTATTATAATCTCGACCTGTTCCATCTATTACTAATCCTAATCTACCTTTAATATATAAATCTAATTGACTATTAACTGTTACTTTTGCTTTATCTCTTAATATATCTCTAAAATATTTTTCTTCATCTGGCATATTCATAGATAAACCAGCAGTCTTTAAACTATTTTCAAATGGTATATCAGAGTTTATAAGTTTTAATCCTGAACCTGCAAATACATTTCTAGTAACAAATGATTTACCAGAACCTGGTCCACCAGCTAAAAAGAAAGCCTTAAAGATACCTGGGTCGTATAACCCTTCTGAAAGTATTTGTTCAAATGATTTCATTAATCTTCTACCTTTGCTCCTGCTCTCCACTGTCTGCATGACCAATAGTTTGCTTTCCATTTAGGGCCTGGATTATCACAACCATGTCTTGCTCTAAATGATTTACGTCTAGCAGGATCATCTCGTTTAATTTCCATATTTGGGTCTCCAAAGTTTACCTTAACAACATTGCCTTTGTCGTTTTTAACATAAACTGAAAACTTTTTAGGACCATCTGGTGTCCTGTGAGGTTTGTTTAAAGTAACTTTTTTACCTTCATGTTCTGCTTCTTCTAATATTAATTCTTCCCATTCCATTGCTTCGCACATTGCGTCTATTTTTTCATAGTCTTTAAATGATTTCATGTTTCCTTTCTACCATCCTAGTTGTGGCCAATAAAAATAACTTAAAATATTAAATCCCCAAAAATCAAGATTACATTTTCCTGGTAAATTAATATTTTGACAGTTATTAAGATAATAATCTTTATAACTCATTTTGGCCAAATATAATTTGTTATGCCCCATTATTATAGGAACTAATGTAGGATTTGTTTGTAAATATTTAATCACTCCTTCATATACTCCTAACCATCTATGATTTAATATATCATCAACTATAACTACACCTTCATTACTTATTAATTGTTCTGCTATTTTTAAATCGTTTAATGCGTGTTCTGCTGTATGACCTCCATCAATCGAAATAAATCTTAATGAACCTGGTTCAATAGTTTTTTTTAACTGTAAAGCCGAATCTGTAGAATCTCCTGAAATAATAACTGTATTTTTTCCTTTATGTATATCGTATTTCTCTAAACTGTTTTTAAATATTTGTAAATTGCCTTTACCAGATTTATCTATATTGAGATTTTGATTATCAAATATGTCTATTGCATAAGAATTAAAATTAGGTTCTACAATTGAATTTAATAAAATATAAAATTTACCATGATGAACACCAATTTCTGCGATGCCTCCTTTTTTGTTTATAGGTAAAGAATTAAAAAAATCTATAGTTGTAAACAATTCATCACAACACCAACCTTCTATATTATTAAAACCATTTTGTTTATAATTTTGTAAATTGTTATTCATATTATCCTTTCAACCAATCTTTTGCAATAGTAAAGTTTGCTCTGCTAAATTCTAATCTATCAACTAGTTTGACTGCACCTTTAACTCTATCAACGGCCACATATCCTTCTGGATTAGTTACTTTATAACCATCTGGTGTTCTTATAAATTGTCCTATTGATTGAATTTTATTTAATTTTTGTATTAAAAAGTTTTTTGCTTTTTGTAAAGATATCCAACTTGCAATTGTAAAATATAAAGCAGAATAATTTTTGTCAATAAAATTTAAACCTGCATCTCTAATATCTCTGTATTTCTTTTTTGTTTCTGGTTTAGAAACTGCATCTATTTCTTTTTGTAATTCTGAAATATAATAAGGTTTTAAATTAGATAATAAGTCTTTTACTTTACCCATATCGCCTTCTGTATTTCTTATATAACCATTAAAATATGTTTTAAGTTTATAACCTATTGCCAATGGGTCTGTTGTATTAAATAAGTCTAAAACTGGTGAAGCTTTATATAAAGAACCTTCTGCCATTTTTAATATATTTTCAAATGTTGTATTTTCTGTATTATTAAATGTAGCTGAACCTGCCACATCTTTGTAAGTTGCATCGGTAACAAACACAGAAGATATGTTTGGAATACCTGTTAGAGAACCAAAACTTGCTTTTAAACTTTTTATAGTACTACCTGTGTACATAGTATGAAATACTATACCTATTCTTGCACGAGCAATTTTTTTGCCGATTTCACTATTAACAGGCATTGCATACGTAATTGTATTAGGTGTAAAAGTGTAATATTCTTGTTCGTCTATTGTAGTTGTCTTAACATCGCCTTTTGTAAATAATAAATCGCCTTGTAAAATTCCTTTGATTCCTAATTTAGATAGTTCTCTTAAACAAACTATTAATTTTTGTGCTAATCCACCTTCGTGATTTTTTAATATATCACCAGTGGTATAATTAATTTTTGGATTTACATTGAATAAAGATTTGGTTGCTACAAAGAATTTACCATTTTCAGGATTAATTCCACAGATAACGGCAGGCGCTCCGTCCCATTTAACTGTAATATTAATTTTACCGCCTACATGACCTGTAAGCATTTTTTTAATTGACTTTAAAAATAAAATGGCGTTTTTGCCGCCTTTAGAACCTTGGTCTATAATAGAATCCTCGAGATGCTCAAGGTGTGTATTGGTTCCTTTTGTTATAAATCCTTTAAAACTAAACATTTCTCTCTCATTGTTCCCATAAACAAAATCAAACTAACCATAAACTATATCAATTAGTACTATTTATACTATTTAATAGTGTCGCAAAGAAATTTAGGTATACCGCCATTACGTTGCCATTGACGGTGTTCATTTTGAAACTTAACAATTTGTTCTATATCTTCTTCAAAGAAAGATTGTTTTATTATGGTGCCTGTTGGTTGTTCAATGGCCTGCCAAAAAATACTTCTACCTTTTTTAATCATTTTTTTTTCATAAAAAAGAGTTTCACTTAAATAACCTGGTCTTTTATCGTTCTTATGAAATCTTACTTTTTGTCTTTTCATATATTAATTTATGGTTGCGTTAAATGCTATAGATATTCTATCTTGTTCTGATTCATTAGGAGTAACATAATGAACTCCCCAAGAAGGAAATATAACTAGTTTATTATTTTGTGGTGTGATTACAGCTCTAGGAGCATTTCTTACTGCAATATTATCTATAGTATGTTTATTGTTATGATATTCATAATTAGCCGCTGGATGAGTAAAAATTAATTTGCCTGATTGATTATTGCATTGTGGATAATAAGTTCCTGAAAAATAACTACCTGCATGAGCATGAGGTATATTAGCGCCACCTTTAGGATGTATATTTACCCACATGCTTTGAAGTTCTGGTTTTAAATTCTTTTTTAATCCTATATATTCTTGCATAACAGAACATAGATTTAAAACATTCTTTATCAATGGTTGCAGTACAGGCAATTTTAAATCCAATTCTTCACTTTGAAATGAAAATATATTTGATTTTATTGTACCCAAAGTTGTATTTTTTAAAAGATAAGAAAAACTTATTAATTCTTCTCTATTAATATCTATCAATTCTTCTTTAATGGGAAAACTAAAAAATTCTGTTATCATATTAAATTTGTTGTATATAAATTAAATGACATTGTAATTCTTTCAAAATCATCTTTTTGTTTTTCTACACTATGTTCTAAATTTGCTGGAAATATTGCTATTTCTCCAGGATTTCCTATTAATTTTATTTTTTGATTAAAAATTGTAGGTGTTGTTTCTGTATTTTTTATATAAATTACTCCTGAAAAAGTTCCTGCATGTGTGTGAACAGGATTTTCATCTCCTTTATTAGTATAATTTATCCACAAATCATAACCATCATAGTGATTAAAATTTTCTCTTAATAAAACATTTCTATGAGATTTAGCAAAAGAAATATTATTATTTAAATATAAATAAAATTGAGCTAAACTAATTAAATAAGGCATAGTAAAAGATTTTTCAATATCTGGTTTTGGCACAGAAATTTGATAAGTATTCAGTCCTGCATTGTAATGTTCCAATAAAAAAGATAAATTATGTTTTTTTATTTTTTTAGATTGTTCTGTAAATAATAACAATTCTTTAAAAATTTCTTTTGGTAATTTTGTTATTAATACAGGAATTTCTGTTAACATTTTATAATCTTTAAAAAGAGATAATAATTTAATTTCTTTTGGTTCTTTTACTTTTGTCATAATTAAATTTTAAAGTCTGAAAACTTATCATAACTGGTTTTTACAGTTACTTCTTTTTGGTTACTATCTACAATGTTTTGTGCATTGTTAGATACATCATATAACTTCATCTTAGCTCTATCTACACCTACTATAAAAGAACGGTTAATAGATGGATCATTATATCTATTCTTTAATTGTTTAATCTTCATTTGACCTAATGCTTCTAATTCTTCATTTGATATTAATGCAAACATAAAGTCGGCAGTTGCTGGAAGACCAAAAGATTCAGAAGTATCTTCTAAACCAATATCTGTGCTTACGAAACCAGTTCTTGTTGTTTGTGTTGCACTAAAGATTGGTACATTAAACTCTACCGCAAGACCTCTAAGTTCTTCTGCAATCGCTTTGATAAAGAAATATGATGATATGTTTCCGCCTTTAAATCTACTACTAGAACATATATTTAAATAATCAATAAAGATAACATTAGGTCTAAAAGATTTCTTTAATGCAAGTTCGTTTAATAATGCTCTAAAATGGCCAGCGTGAGCAGACGCTGTAGGGTATTCTTTTATAATTAATTTACCAGCGGTCTTATTTCTAATCTTAATAATCTTATCATCATAAATTTGTCTAGGCATACTATGTAAATC